CCACTAACAACAAAAAATGGACCCCGGAAGAAGACGCCATTCTCCGTCAATTCTGGGGTTCGATCTCCACAAAGGAGATCGGTGCCAAGATGGGTCGCGTGAAAAACTCTATTATTTCACGCGCCCATCGCATTGGCCTCCCCAATTACTCACCAATTATCCGTCGTGAGTCACAGGTCAGGAACCAGCAGAAGGCTGTTCGCGTCCTGAAGAACCGAAACACCGCATTTTTTAAGGTAAAGCTTGGTCCTGTTAAGCAACCAACCATGCGTTTGCTTGACATTAAGCCGATCAACGGCACCGGCATCCTGTTCTTTGACCTTAAAGTCAATAGCTGCCGCTGGACGATGCCGGATGAAAAGCACTTCTGCGGCCATCCGGTGCAAAAGGGCCAGAGTTTCTGCCCAGATCACTATTCTGTCGCCTACAAACCCGTCCCCAAGAGGAATCTGCGCTATGGATATCGTTGATTGGCTGAAGGGTCAGGCAGCGGTACATGCCGCAGCCGGTGAATCCGAGACTGCGACCATGTTTGACATCGCGGTGGCGGAAATTGAGTCCCGAAGAGAAGCCTGTTCCATCGACCAGCTTCTTCTGAACAAGAAAACAAGCATTATGCACGAGCTTTACAAGTTTTTGACGCCCGTGCAGATCGAAACTGCGTACCAAATTGCGTACAACAACAACTTCAAACCACAGAAAGGTGGGATATGATGATTTATCTGCTTGTTTATGTCTATCTCTGCGGCGCGTTTCTGTTTGCGTCGGCAGAACATGAGCCGGAGGCCACACTTTCGAAGAAAACCCTGCATATTGCTGCATGGCCCTTCATGGTGACCATCTGGGTAACTCAGGTTTCACTGGAAGCCATCACGGCGTTTCTGTCTGAAAATTTCCGCAGGTAAAACAGGCGTCGGTCTTTTCGAGGGTGGCTGAAATCGCAGTATCTGCGGTACAGTCACCCTCGAATTCATTCATCAGGCTCTTCTGCCAGAATATGCAGTTCTTGCAGGTTTTGCTTTTCGGCTCTGACTTTTCGACGCTCATCTTCGATGATCCTGTGTTTATGCTCACGAAGAGCTTTCGCAGGAATGTTTCTGGGACGAATCCTTCCAAGGCCATCCCTCTTGCGCTTCCGGGCCATTCGGCACCCTCCATCTTGCAGTCACCATCAAAACCGGGGTGAAAAGATTGGGCATCCATGCGTTTTTTTCCTTGACGGTTAATGTTCCGCAGATAATACTGCATTCATTGGTTCGTTTCAAGGAGTTGCTAAATGCCTAAGCTCACCACAATTACCGACCCCAAGCATTTCGAGGATTGGATTGCAAAAGCCAATTCTGGGGATCGCTGCATTTATTATACAGGATACCTGTATGTTGACAGATGCTGGGCTTCTAGCACACTGAAGGGTGAGATGGTTCTTGCTGCCCGTGGTCGTGTTGCGGCTGCGAACAGGGCTTGGAAGTCCTACAATGAGGGGTATGTCGCCTTGACCCAGAAGAAACTTGGTGATATGGAATATCAATACATCGCAACGAGGATCGCATGAAATTCGGTGTTTTTGAGAGCCGTATGGTGTTCGGCCCGACCATTGTGGAATTGATGGGCGGCGTGGAAGCCATGAAAAAGGATGGGTGGGAGCCCTTTGGAACACCGTATCCCTGCACTTTGCCGGGCGCCCGTGGATATGGCATGATGCACTTGGTGGTGCGAGACCGCGCAAAGGAGTAAAGTTTCGGGGCGTAGCGCAGTCTGGTCAGCGCGTTTGCTTTGGGAGCAAAATGTCGCAAGTTCGAATCTTGCCGCCCCGACCATATGCTGCCGTACTGGACGGGGGTACGGCCTAAGACAATGGCTTCTGGGAAAACTTGGTGGTCATAGCCCGTCCCAATTTATACGCGATGGCGTGTAATTCTGTTTTATACGCGATGGCGTATAGCAGCCGGATTAGCTCAGCGGTAGAGCAGCGGTTTTGTAAACCGAAGGTCGGGAGTTCAATCCTCTCATCCGGCACCAGTTTTCCCCTGTAGCACAGTTGGTAGTTGCGCTTGACTGTTAATCAGGATGTCGCTGGTTCGAGTCCAGCCGGGGGAGCCACTTGACAAGATCGGGAGAATCACCTAATTTCGCATCGTGGCTAGGGAGAACGGCTTAGTTGAGCCTAGTATCTCCGGGTTAGGGATGCCATTCTGGGTCATAGCCACTCCCGCTCTGATGTTTGCCAATGAGAAAGCTCCATGTTCTGCATGGGGCTTTCTTTTTGCGCGGTAAGATATTATAATGGTTGCATGATCGAAGAACTTCTAAAAGGCGTAGACATCGAAAGCTTGTCCCCGGAGGACAAGAAGAAGCTTTTGGTCACCCTTCGGGAGTACGACAAGGCCAAAAAGCGCGAGGAAAGCCGGGATACCTTCCTTGGCTTTGTTAAGCAAATGTGGCCCGGATTCATTGGTGGGCGGCACCATAAGATCATGTCGGACGCATTTGAGCGCGTGGCCAAGGGCGAATTGAAGCGCCTGATCATCAATATGCCGCCCCGCCATACTAAATCTGAGTTTGCCTCAAACCTGTTCCCGGCTTGGTTTATCGGCAAATACCCCCAGAAAAAGATCATTCAGACGGCACACACCGCAGAACTTGCGGTGGGTTTTGGCCGTAAAGTCCGTAACTTGGTTGGTTCCGAGGACTATCAGGACGTGTTTCCGGGCGTTGGGCTTCAGTCCGACAGCAAGGCTGCGGGTCGCTGGTCTACAAACAAGGGCGGAGAATACTTCGCTATCGGTGTCGGCGGTGCCGTTACTGGTAAGGGCGCCGACCTTCTGATCATTGACGATCCGCACTCCGAACAGGAGGCTACCCTTGGTCAGTTCGACCCAAAGGTGTATGATAAGGTGTACGAATGGTACACCTCCGGCCCTCGTCAGCGTTTGCAACCGGGCGGTGCAATTGTCATCGTTATGACGCGGTGGTCGAAGCGCGACCTGACCGGGCAGATCGTTGATGGCTCGATTAAGAAGGATGGCCACGGTGAGTGGGAAGTAATTGAGCTTCCCGCCATTATGCCGTCCGGACAGCCTTTGTGGCCCGAGTTCTGGTCACTTGAGGAACTTGAGAAGCTCAAGGCTGAACTCCCCATCTCCAAGTGGTCTGCTCAGTATCAGCAGGACCCCACCTCGGAAGAGGGCGCCCTCATCAAGCGTGATTGGTGGCGCCGGTGGGATCGGGATCGACCGCCTCCATGCGAGGCAATTCTTATTTCTTGGGACACGGCGTTCCTCAAGACTCAACGCTCCGACTATTCGGCCTGTACCGTTTGGGGCGTTTTCATGAACGAATTGGATGATGGCAAGGGCGTTCCAAACCTCATGCTTCTCGATGCGTTCAAGGACAAATGGGAGTTCCCAGAACTCAAGCAGGTCGCAAAAGAGACATACATGAACTGGCAACCCGACATGATGATCGTGGAAGCCAAGGCGTCCGGTGCCCCGCTGATCTTTGAGCTTCGCTCTATGGGCATCCCGGTTCAAGAGTTCACCCCGTCTCGGGGTCAAGACAAGATTGCTAGAGCAAACGCCGTTACGGACTTGTTTGCATCTGGAGCGATTTGGGCCCCGTACACCAACTGGGCCGACGATGTTATCGAAGAATGCGCGTCGTTCCCTGCGGGTGAACATGACGACTATGTAGATACAGTCACACAGGCCCTCCTGCGATTTAGACAGGGTGGGTTCGTTCAAATTTATACCGACGAGATTGATGATGTTCCTCGGTATAGGAGAAAAGTGGAGTATTACTAATGGCCATTGACCGCTCTAACCCCCTTCCGCAGGGCTTTACCGTGGAGACGGAGGACACACCTCCGATCCCCGATAATGTTATTTCCTTCCCGACGGAAGACGGTGGCGCGATTGTTGATTTTACTGGCGCCGAAATTGATGACGGCGGTCCGGATAAGGAAGCCGACTTCGGCGAGAATCTCGCGGAATCCATCGACGAGATCGACCTTGATATGATGGCCTCCGAACTTATCGGGGATTACAAGTCTGATCGTCAGTCTCGCAAGGATTGGGCAAAGGCTTACGTTCAGGGCCTCGACCTTCTCGGGTTTAAGCCGGAAGAGCGCACGACTCCTTGGCCCGGTGCCTCTGGCGTTTACCACCCGCTCCTGACTGAGGCGGTTGTTCGCTTTCAGGCGCAGACGATCATGGAAGTATATCCGGCTTCCGGCCCCGTCCGCACTCGCGTTGTCGGGAAGATGACAACGGACAAGTTCAAACAGGCCGAGCGCGTTGAGCAGGAGATGAACTACATCATCACTCAGCGCATGACCGAGTACCGCCCAGAGCTTGAGCAGCTTTTGTTCATGCTCCCGATTGCTGGTTCTGCCTTCAAGAAAACATATTTTGACCCGATTAAGAATCGCCCGGTTTCCATCTTTGTTCCGGCTGAAGATTTCATCGCCCCGTATGGTGCGTCTGATCTGGAAACCTGCCCCCGCTATACACATACGATGAAGAAGTACGAGAATGAGCTTAAGAAGCTCATGTATACGGGCTTCTATCGTGATATTGACCTTCCTGATCCGGGCTCACCAACCCGCACCGATATTGAAGAAAAGTACAACGAGATCGACGGTGATCAGCCATCTTGGGAGCAGGATGACCGCTACACGATCCTTGAAATGCACGTTGAGCTTGACCTCAAGGGCTTCGAAGACCCAAGCGGCATTCCGCTCCCATATGTTGTGACTATCGAAGAAAGCTCCGGCAAGGTTCTCGCTATTCGTCGCAACTATGACGAAAATGACCCGGAAAAGAAGAAGCGTATGCACTTCACGCATTATCGCTATCTGCCGGGCATGGGCTTCTACGGCCTTGGCTTGATCCACCTGATTGGCGGGATCGCCAAGTCCACCACATCCATCCTGCGTCAGCTTATCGACGCCGGTACTCTCTCTAACCTTCCGGCTGGTTTGAAGGCCCGTGGACTCCGCATCAAGGGTGATTCGTCCCCGCTCATGCCGGGTGAGTTCCGTGACGTTGACGTGGCGTCCGGCGCCATCCGTGACTCAATTACGTTCCTTCCCTACAAGGAGCCGTCTGCGGTTCTCCACCAGCTTATGAAGGACCTCATTGAGGAAGGGCGCCGCATTGGCTCCATCGCCGACACATCCGTCGGTGAAATGAACCCCAACGCTCCCGTGGGCACAACACTTGCCATCATTGAGCGTACCCTCAAGGTCATGAGCGCCGTTCAGGCCCGTGTCCACGCGGCTATGGGGCAGGAGTTTAAGCTTATTGCCGACATCATCCGTGACTTCATGGGTCCGGAATATGAGTATGAGGTTGATGGTAACTTCAACCGGCAGGAAGACTTTGACGACCGGATTGATGTGATTCCGGTCTCTGACCCGAACGCCACCACAACGGCGCAGCGCGTCCTCCAGTATCAGTCCGCCCTTCAGATGGCGCAAGGTTCTCCCGATCTTTACAATCTTCCCCTTCTTCACCGCCAGACCCTTGAGGTTCTCGGCGTCAAGAATGCGGATGAGCTTGTGAAGCTTCCGGATGAAATGAAGCCAAAGGACCCGGTTACCGAGAACATGGATATCCTGATGCAGAACCCCGTGAAGGCGTTCGAGGATCAGGACCATGAGGCTCATCTTGCTGTCCATATGGCCTTCTCGCAGGACCCACGCCTCCGCGCTCAGATTGGCCAGAGCCAGTCCGCTCCAGCCATGATGGCTGCTATGGAGGCCCATATTGCCGAGCATATGGCATTCCTCTACCGCCGCAAGATTGAGGAGCAGCTTGGTGTGCCGCTCCCAAGCATGGATGAGCAGCTTCCGCCAGATATTGAGGCCAACGTGGCCCGTATGTCTGCCGCCGCCGCCCAGAAGCTCCTCCAGCAGGGGCAGCAGGAGGCTCAGCAGCAACAGGCGCAGGAACAGGCGCAGGACCCGCTGGTCCAGATGCAGATGCAAGAACTCCAGATCAAGGCGAAGGAGTCCGACGCCAAGATTCAGGCTGAAATTGCAGATATGCAACTGAAGCGTGAGCGTCTTGAGCTTGACAAGCAGAAGTTTGAGGCGGATACGGCCCTTAGCGCCGCGAAGATTGTTTCGCAGGAGAAGCAGGGTGAGGCAACAGTTAGGGCGAAGGAAACGGCAGAATTGGTTGATTTCGTCGTGAAGATGAGTCAGCCCACCAACCAGAAGCCAAGTGAATGACTGAATTTGACTATCTGATCAAGGAAATCCGCAAGGAAATGAATGACCTTGCGGATGCCTTGGCCACAGGCGGCGCCGCTGATTATGAGTCCTACCGGCACATGGTGGGCAAGATTGAGGGCCTCGCTTTTTCTGAGCGGATCATTCTGGACTTCGCAGAACGTCTGACGAAACAGTAACAACAAATCTGCTAAGTGGCAGATTTGCGGCTATACACCACACTGGTGTATTATTGTGGTGTAAATACTGACTGGCGCACACTTTCTCCCAGTCTGCAATGGCAAACGGATCGGATACCGCTTTATCCGCGAGGTAAAATGACAAACACCGAAACTTCTGTCGGTTCGACAGCGAGTCAGCTTCCTGCGCCGAAGGGCTATAGGATTCTGATTGCCCTCCCCGAAGTGGAGGAGAAGACGGCTGGTGGGATTATCCGACCAGATGACCTGCGACAAAAAGAGGGCGTAGCCTGTATCGTTGGCTTCGTTCTCAACATGGGCCCCGACTGCTATGCAGACGAGTCCCGTTTCCCTAATGGCCCGTACTGCAAGGTGGGCGATTGGGTCATTTTCCGAGCCTACTCAGGCACCCGGATCAAGATTCACGGCAAAGAGTTCCGCATTATCAATGACGATACTGTGGAGGCCGTGGTGGATGATCCCCGTGGTTATGAAAGGGCTTAAAAATGGCTGAAGACGATAATGAATTTGAGTCTGAAGTCTCTGCGGCGCCCGAAAAAGAGGCCCCGGAGCTACAGATCGAGGTAGAGGACGATACGCCTGAGAAGGACCGTAACCGACCCCGCCGCAAGGAAGGCGAAGAGCCGCAAATCCCAGAGGACGACGAAATCGCGTCCTATTCAGAAGGGGTACAGAAGCGGATCAAGCGTCTTAAGTTTGAATACCACGAGGAACGCCGAGCTAAGGAAGACTACCAGCGGCAGCTTGATCAGGCCGCAGCCCTTACCAAGAAGCTCCTCGACGACAAGCGAAAGATGCAGGAGGCAATCGCCAAGGGCGAAGAAATCCTCATCGAAAGTGCCAAAGGCAAGATCGAATCTCAACTTGATCTGGTCAAAAAGGCATACAAGGAAGCCTACGAAGCTGGTGACACTGATGGAGTGATTGAGGCGCAAGAACGTCTTGCAGAACTCAAAATCCAGAAGGCCACCGCAGACGCTTACCGCCCGGTATATGAGCCGCAGGAACGTGAAATTCCAGCAGAACAGTACCAGCCGGTCACCCCACCCCCAGCCGATCCAAAGGCTGTGGAGTGGGCCAAGAAGAATACTTGGTTTGGTCGTGACAAGTACATGACCGATTATGCCAAGCACCTCCACGACCGCATCGTGGTATTTGACCGTATTGATCCGCGCACGGATGAATATTGGGACACCCTAAATGCGGAAATCCGGAAGAAGTTTCCGGAACAGTTTGATGATGCAGACGAAAGCGAGAGCCGTCCCGCTTCCGGAGCTAAATCAAAGAACCCCGTGGTGGCACCTGCTACACGCAGCAATGCCGTTAAGCCACGCACAGTAAAACTGACGGCATCTGAGGTTGCTCTCGCTAAGCGCCTTGGATTGACGGTCGAGCAGTATGCCGCCGAAAAAATGAGGAACACATAATGTCCGTTAAGCGCACACCTCGGGAACATGACACCCGCGAAACTTCGGCCCGTAAGCAGGGTTGGACTCCCCCGTCGGTTCTTCCGACTCCGGATAAAAAGGATGGATACGTCTATCGTTGGATTCGGACATCGACACTGAACCAGACCGATAACACGAATGTTAGCTCTAAGTTCCGTCAGGGATGGGAGCCAGTTCGCGCAGAGGAGCATCCTGAAATTACGGTCCTTCGTGATCGCAATAGTCAGTTCCCTGACAATATTGAAGTTGGTGGCCTTTTGCTCTGCCGTATTCCGCAGGAAGTGGCTGATGAGCGTAACGCCTACTACAAGCAGATGTCTGAGAACCAGATTGACGCTGTGGACTCTAACTTCATGCGTGAAAATGATCCTCGGATGCCGCTGATGCGGCCTGAGAAATCGACACGAGTCTCATTCGGCGGTGGCCGGAAGTAAAAACTCCGACCGCCAAAAATTAACCAAAACGAGGTAGAAACATATGTCTGCTACAGCAGCTCCTTATGGCCTTCGCCCTGTTAATCTTATTGGCGGTCAGCCCTACGCTGGTTCTACACGCCTGATCAAGATTGGCTCGGGCTATGCGTCCAATATCTTCTACGGTGATCCCGTCTACATCTATTCTGACGGCACAATCCGTAAGGCCGTGGTCACAACTTCGATCACAACTCCGGCCACATCCGGCGTTGTGGGCGTTTTTGTTGGCTGCACATACACTGACCCTAACCTGAAGATTCCGATTTGGAAGCAGTATTGGCCGACAGGCACAGTTGCTTCTGACGCCTACGCTTATGTCGTGGACGATCCGGACATCGTGATGCAGGTTCAGGCTGACGGCTCCGTCGCTCAGACAGCCCTCGGCAACAACATTGCTCTGAACGCCGCTTCTGGCGACACAGGCACTGGTAACTCCACGACTTCGGCTGTGTACAACAGCAATGCCACAACTGCGACGCTTCCGCTTCGCATTGTCGGCTTCGTGGAAAGCACAACCTCCACGGTGGGCGATGCCTATACCGACCTTCTCGTTAAGTGGAATATGCCGAATGCGGTGTCTACTACGACACCTTCGAGCGGCACAGCCACTACGACTACCGATCTGGTCGGCGGCCATGCTTATCTGAACCCCGTTGGATTCTAAGGGAGTCATAAAACATGGCTATTTCTCGCGCACAACTTCTTAAAGAACTGCTCCCCGGCCTGAACGCTCTGTTCGGTCTGGAGTACAAGAAGTACGAAAACGAACACGAGCAGATTTACGAGACTGAAACTTCCGAACGCTCGTTCGAAGAAGAAGTCCAGCTCTCCGGCTTCGCTGCCGCTCCTGTCAAGGCTGAAGGCGCTGCCATCAGCTACGACAACGCGCAGGAAGCGTGGACTGCTCGTTACAACCACGAAACAATCGCTATGGGCTTCTCCATCACTGAAGAAGCGATGGAAGACAACCTGTATGACAGCCTCTCGGCTCGTTATACCAAGGCTCTTGCCCGTGCGATGGCCTACACGAAGCAGGTCAAGGCGGCTTATCCGCTGAACAACGGCTTCTCTGGCGGTGCTTTCACCTCCGGCGACGGCGTGACCCTCTTCAACACGCAGCATCCCCTCGTGGGCGGCGGCTACAACAGCAACACCCCGTCGGTGGCTGCTGACCTTAACGAAACCTCCCTCGAAGCTGCGGTCATTCAGATCGCTGCGTTCAAGGATCAGCGCGGTCTGCTCATTGCTGCCAAGCCGCGTAAGCTCGTCGTTCCCCCGAGCCTGATGTTCGTTGCCACTCGTCTGTTGGAGACTGAACTCCGCACAGCGACCGCTGACAACGACATCAACGCCATCAAGAACAACGGCTCGATCCCCGAGGGCTATGCGGTCAACCATTACCTGACCGACACAGACGCTTGGTACCTCGTGACCGACGTTCCGAATGGCATGAAGCACTTCGTCCGTAGCCCGATGGCTACATCTATGGACGGCGACTTCGACACCGGCAACGCCCGTTACAAGGCTCGTGAGCGTTATTCGTTCGGCGTGTCTGACCCACTGGGCATCTTCGGTTCGCCCGGCGCGTAATCTACCGGAGGGGGGCTTCGGCCCCCTTCTTTCTTTCCGGGTAATCCGGTTCCGATAGACTGTCCCGGCAGACGTTGCAGAGACTACGGAGCCTATCTCCTGCAAGAGGAAAATCATGGGTAAGACTTCTTTTTCCGGCCCAGTGGTCGTCTCTGAGACGTTCACTGTCGCCACAGTTCCTTCTGCCGCTGATAACACAGGCGGCATGATTTACGTCAGCAACGGCGCTGCTGGTAATCCGGTCATCGCGTTTTCCGATGGCTCTAACTGGCTTCGCGTTGACACACGCGGTGCTATTGCTGCGTCGTAATTTGGCCTCGTAGGAGGCCATTATGGCTATCAACACATCGAATATTCAGGCGACCACTCGCACGGACGACGGCAGCATTTATGCTTCCCGCGCCCGTGTAAAGGGTATTCATTGCACCACAACCTCTGCTGGTTCTGTCGTTCTAAAGGATGGCGGTTCTGGCGGTGCCACACTCTTGTCTGTTGCTATCGGGGCTAATTACTCTGGCAACATCATCATCCCAAATGACGGGATTTTGTTTGAGACCAGTGTGTATCTCGACCTCACCAACGCGACATCCGTGACGG